CCGATTGCCTGATTGAAAGCTGGACTTCACGGGCACACAGGACGCGGAGTTTATGTTTCATGCCCAGCATGAGCAGGGCACGGGCAGCCGCCCAGGAGTTATGAGTTACCGTACCATCTGATAAGCAAAAAAGGTGATCGCCATCAACGCTAAATCCAGCATATTGTCCTAAGCCAACAGGAGCAACGGTAATGTATGAAAGCACCTTGTCCTTGTTCGGCCTTATCCCGTTCTTCTCATACTTTTTCCTCTTTATTCTGCATGGGATTTTCCATACATCACCATTAATGGCTATTCTGTAATTATCCTTATAGGCTGTACTGTGAGTCCTGATAGATGTCCTAAATCCGAGTGAATCAACCAATCTTTTGATATCGTGGGCCAAAACTTTATTGGAAGACGATATTGAATATCCATGCCTGGCATAAGTTCCATCGGTGTCTATAAGGCCAGCCAAAAGCTCTAAGCGGATTTGTTCAGAATTCGAAATGTAAATCTGAGGAATATGTTTGTTTGAAACTACGTCAAGCTCTTTGAATCCTCGCCAAATAAGATTTTCACTACCACTCTTCTTGATAATCCGATAATCTTTTGCCTTATTGCTTTGGCCCGATTTTCTGTTGTTTCTAAGAATCGCGTCATTTTTTTTAGCAAACTCACTCAGCCAATCAACTATTTCTTTGTCTGCTGATGTAATCACCATTTCTCTGTGAAGCCCATCACCAAGCCATAATCCCAATAAGTAGGGATCAACAGGAACTTTCTGTTCGGGGTATTTGATCAAACCTGCCCTATAACCCCTGAAATGCTCCTTCCACCTCTTTGACTGTCCCAAATAATCCTTCACCGGTATATTAACAATCTCAGGCCACTTAGGATATCTTCCGCGTGGTCTTTTGGGGTTCCCGGCTGAACTAATGCCGACATCCTTGGTACAAGACTTCGATTTCTTCAAAGAAAGGATATGGTCTTCATTGACAATATAAGAAATGGCAGACGTTTGATCCACCCTATAGAGCATTGACTTTCCAATCATGTTTGTAATCACAGTTCTCGGTTTTGAATCGGGTCCCATTACCATGTCACCCACATCAATGTCCTCAACATTCTTAAGGGTACCGTCATACATCAATATCTGAGTGCCAAGCCCGAAGCATTTAGCACTACCCCGGCCTCCCCGCATCACCTTGTAGCGCATAGAGCGGAATAGGAATTGAGCTTTTTTAGGGAAGTCGGCTTTAATTTCCATTGCTATCCACGAAATTAACGGTTAATTCAATGGGCATAGCCCCGCCATCAGGCCCCGAGGCTTCCACTGCTTTGACATCTCGCCATCTGTCAGACCGGCGGTTTTTCAGCCAGAAGATCATAGCCGTGGTGTCGGGAATTACAAGTTTGCTGACTGTTTTTACGATTTGCAGTTTCCCGTTTTCATCTGGCTCTCTTGTGGTCTCAGTATATCGGAACCCAAGCCCCCGCTTTTTCAGGGAGGCTTCCATTTTATTCGTATCAAACTCATCCTTCCCCTCCTGCACGGCCTTGTCGAAATCTTCATTGTTTTGCCGCCACTCGTGAAAGGTGCGCTTACCGATACCGATTAACGTTGCGAATTTAGCATCGGTAAAGCCTTCGCCAAATGCTACACGGGCCTGGTGGATGTATTCCTCTTTGAATTTCGTCGGTTTGGGCATTTAGTTTCTCAGTTGCCGATATCTGATTCTGCTTTGGCCGCCATTAAACCTTCTTGAAACCCACCAAGTATAAGTCGAACCATCTTAATATATGGTCCTGTCAAAAACGGTGCTTCAGATGGTTGCAACTCTGGAAATTCCAAGAGGTTAATGAGCTTTTTCAACTGCATTTCCAGAAACGGCTCGTCCAATACGAGGTCGAATCCTTTGGCGAGCAAATCCTCATACGTCATAACAGTATCGCCTTGTTCAAGGGCTAATAATGGCTCCAACCACCTGAGCCATTCAGGTATGATCTCAGCATTGTTCTTGCCTACGTAATAGCCAATAGTGCTTGCAGCTACATCAATCGCTATGTCTTGACTTTTCTCGTTCTTGAAGCCTACGGCGCACCCTGTCAATAAGGCTATCGCCAGTGTTAGGATCAATAGTTTTGCTTTCATTGTCTATCGCCTTGTCTATAAGTTTAATGATTAAATATTCTAGTAGGTGTGCCCACATTATTGCAGTCTGCGTTCCCTAATCTTGGATACAAGGGCCAAAATACCGCCGATACCTGCAAGGATACCAGCAATCAGTTCATAGGCCACATTCGTATCCTCTGGGCTTACCTGATACCCAAATAAACTTAAACCAGCCGCTACCAGTACCAGAACAGCGGCGCCTATACGCCCCCATATAAGAGAGGCAAACCATGAATCTTTCATACAAACCTCCTAAAGATTAATAGTAAAATTACCCCCGCTCCGATGAGCAGGAACTTCCATTCGCGAATAGCGAAGGCATAAACAATGGTCAGATATTTGAACCACCAAGGAATCATTCACTTTTGGGAATAAGGTCTTTATATCCAACCTTTTCAAACCACTGATAGATTCGATCAATAGGAATAAACAGGCCCATGTGTGTTATCGGCGTACCCCAGCCAACTACGGGAACCAGCGACGGCACCCCTATAAATTCGCCTGTCTTGCCATAGAACATCCCGCCCCCTGAATTGCCGTAAATAATCTGCGCCGAGCTCATATGAAATGACAGAGAATTAATCAGGAAATTCTTACGGGTCAAAATGCCTACTGTTGGCAATGGCGGGGCACCAAGAGAACAACCGACTGCAATGGTTTCATCGGTCACATGGATATTATCAGTTTCTGCTTGGGGAAATAGATTCGCCACATGTTGAACTGGTTCCTCAAAACGCAACTTTAATATGGCCATGTCTTCATCTTCGTTGTAAGCTGTGATATCCGCCTCTACTTTCATCGTACCAACGGGTGTGCTCACATTACGGTATTTGAATATTTCCACATACACCACGCTGCGCTTCTCAACTTTAACATCTTCTTGTTTCTCGGAACTCCATTCCTCAACAATCCTTACAGCACCACAAATAACGTGATTATTGGTCAACACGTAGGTCTCACCATTTTGAGAGTAAATTACTGTGCCAGATCCGCCAGCATTACCGTATGTCACTCTAACAATCGGGTATATGAATTTCTCGTGGGCTTCTAAGGCTGAAAATGGGTGTGAAAATGCCTGCGGAACAATCGAGAGTAGAATCAAACCAATGAAAGCGAGGCTCACCCCTATTGCAATCCAGAATGACTTTTGGGTTAATGCTTTCATGTCCTTACCTCGGTTAAAGGTTATCCTTGCCTCATCAATCGGGCATTCTCGTTGGCCCGTTTGCCTACCTGCTGGGCATATTTACTGTCCAATATCTCATTTGCCGCATCTTCCCAACGGTGCTCATACACACATTTTCGCATCCGGCGGAACGTCTTAAACTTGAGTAAACCCAGATTATAGAGCATATCCAGGTACACGATTTTTCTATTCTCAGTCAGGGTCTCATATTCGGGTAATTGGGGTATATCGTATTTAACAATATCCTCAAGGCGTGACATTAAGAGCAATTCCCCTTCTTTCTTGGAAATTCGCTCAATGTTGGTGCCATACCCGATAGTTAGATACCCTTCGCTGCACCGATAGGGCTTGGGCTGCCACCCTTCATTCCTTTTTTCCGTTTTTACTATTCCGCTCGGTAATTCCATTGTTCTTCTTTTTGGTTCTTGCGATACCTACAGGTTTTTTTCATTAGTGAATATTTTTGCCATTTACCCGCCCCAAGTGTTCCTTTTTGTTCTTTATATCGCTTTTTTGCCCTCATACTGCTCTATTGCGTATCATTGTTTTGTTGGTATTTTATGAGTAATTCAAATGCTTTAAGGTCGTTTTTTAGTTGGGCTAGTAAAGGGCATTCCTCTGAGCATTTTTTGGCCTGGGCCATCCAGCTCCGCAGGTCATTGGCGATTATTTCTTCAACACTAGAGGTATGTTTTGCCACTCACCCTTCAACACCCTTGTTCAGTTGCAAATCTTTGGCGTTTGTTTGATATTCGCTAACGATTGCATGATTAAAACTTTCATTATGCGTATTGCTCAATTCGCTTTTTATCTTGAGGCCAGCTAAAGATTTTCAGCTTGCGCGTCATGGCATATTCCCACTCAGCTCTTGAACCACTGCTGTTTTGCCATCCGGGAAGCATAACCATGCAATCGGTCTCTCGGAATCTGCTGATAATTTCCAGGTCGC